TAATTCTTTAGGAACACTTGCTACTACAAACTTCTGTGCAGATACAATGAAATCATCAGAAGCTCCATGAGCAGATACCCCTGTAATTGATACTATTTCAGTAGATATATTCGTTGTTGCCATATTAAATCCAGTTCAAAAGCCAGGGTAGTGAAACTACCTTCATAAAAAAGGAGGAAAAAGAAAGTAGCTCCCCTCCCTGACAATTATTTAAAATAGTAGTATAGGGAAGTATCGAGCCTCCCTATACTTAATCTTTATATCGTGCTATTACCTCACGAACTTCAGATTTTAACGAACTTCACTAACCTGCGTTAATTACTGCAACACTAGCTGGGTTTGCATGAACAGTTGTTAATACACAACTTGCACACCAAGCTTTATCGTCGACAGCTGTAAACACAACGTAGTCACCAGATGTTCCGCCGAGAGTCGCGCTATTACTTACAAAGTCAAAGTTGTCATAGCTACCTGGGGTTGCAACAGCAGTCGCATAGGGGACGTCTTGAATTTCTGTTTGGTCTTCAGTGGTTGAAATCAACCTGACTTGACCAAAGAAACACTCTCCACTAGCGGCTACCACTGTCATTCCAGCTGTAGCGTCGATGCCAATTATAACTCTAAATTGTAGCCCAGCTTCAGCAGAAGGCAACGTTAGCTCAACGTTTGCAACGTTCATAAGAACAGTAGTACCTGATTGAGATGCTGTCAATGTTGTTGCAGCATCCAATATGATAGCACTACTTTTCCCACGATCAATCGCATTGTCCGCTTTGTTTTGACCATACATAGGATTAGCCATTATCTATAGCTCCTATTAAGACCAATAAGCATGGGCTTCAGGCATTTGCCATTCCATCCCAGCTTCAGTCTGGATTAGGTCAACTCTGCGGTCAACGCCACTATTCTCAAGCGTTTGAACTCCAACATAGATAGATGTATCACGATTTAAACCGTTACCAACAAGAGGTCTGTATGCACAGTATCTCATGTTGACTCCAATAAGTTTAATCGAGGATTTATCTAAGTGAATATTACGTACAACTCTCATGTCACCATAAGGAGTACTAATAACGTTAATATCAACACCAAATGCTTTGGTTTTACCAGTTAGAGCCATATTAGCTCTACCAAAACCACTATCATCTGGTGCTGTATTTCCAGGTCCAATCATACCAAGATTGTTAGCCATATATCCACTGAGTTTATGCAACCAATTATAAGTTGCAGTATCACAGAAGAATACAGTAGCGTTAGCGTTGTTGTAACGAGGATCAAGGAATTTACTTAAGTCATCAAGAAAATCATCTTGAGTCTTAGTAGAATGTGTCAATGAGAAAACATTTCCATAACTGGAAACGAAATCAATTGCTCCTTGAGTATATTGAACATCGCTTACAGAGGCTTGTGAGCCAAATAATAAAGCAGTTTCAATATCCCACTTGTGTTCGATCAGCTTTTCACGCCAGATTCGAGCGAACTCATTAGGTTCATACTTTAGCACGGTAGCACGAGTCGTGTTATCCATTGCTATAGCAGTTTTGAAAATCTGAGTTAGTCCAAAACCAGTCGTAAAAGGTTGATCTTTCCAAGTTTCAGGGTATCCAGTACCTTGACCATGAGCACTACCTACAACATAAGTTCTAAATAGTTCTAATGTATCAGAAATGCTTTGGTCATGAACAGCTGCGTCATCGGTGGCTTTACCCCAACCAACATCATCGCCATTCCAGCCAGCTAAGTAGATATAACCACTTGCAGCGGCTTTTACAACTTCGCACTCTAACAGTACACATTCCCTACTATCTTTAGTAAGAGAACCTGTCACGGTCTTAATTCGGCCAAGGATATATCCCCCAGCAGCGGCGGCTGAAGAGCCACCACCATCAGTACTCGACAATGGGATTCTAATTACCTGATCTGGTAATAAGAATGCAGGTCTTGTACCTGAGGCACCAACATCAATTTTGCCTGTTGATTGTCCCTGAACGTTTTGCATATTTCCAGCAGATTCATAGTCAGTTGACATATAAACCTTGAAAATATCTCCAGTTGAAGCAGCGGCAGGAGTGCCGCCATCATTATACATAGTAAAATCAGCGTCACCACCGGTGCCACCTAATACATCCGTATTGTCATTTTCGATCCATCCCGAAACATAAGCATAACGTTTATGGTAAGAAGGTCGTCTTTCAGTAAACTTGAACTCTGGATCGTCAGTTGGCTTCTTAGCTACTTTTGATACAAATCGAAAGAAAGGGTCTTGTGCGATGGCTAATTCAGAGACACGGTCTCCAAAATTATACCTTCGCCTAAGATCACCAGTATCTTTAGATGTACCATCAGACCAAGTCGCAACATCAGAAACAGTTCCAAGTGTAAAAATATCGGCCATTTATTTACCTTTAAGTTAACAATTAAGACTTTTAATTATGATAAACTAAAAGCCTGTTCCATTTCCTTATCTATATCCATGAGAGCGTCAAACACTCGATCATCACCCGACCCCGGAGTTGAACTACCACTAGAACCTGCTGAAGCTGCTGAAGAAGGTCTTTCACGAACTTTCTTCATTTGCTCCATCATTTCGCCTTTTGTATTCTGAGCTATTTTATCATCCTTCTTGCCTCTATGCATCAAATAATAAACATCATCGTAAGTTAGAGGTCTCGATTGTGCATATTGCACAACTTGTTGAAACTGGTCATCGCTTAGTTGATGCCTACTACGAAAGTCTTGTTCAGCTGTAACGCGTTGACTTTCTTCTTTTGAACTTTTGGCAAACTGACCAAGACGTTTTTGCACCACACCATCAATGGTGGAGTTTAATAACTTTCCTGAGTCAGAATCGGGATTATCAATAGCTTCGTCATAGTCAAAGACGAAGTCTTCGTCTAGTCCTAGTCTTTCCTTGAGATTACCAGGTGTTGAACCTCCACCCTCATAATATCCCTTAATGTGAGATATTAAATTAGGGTCTTCTCTCATATCATCTAAGATAGGCGCATAAGGCTCAAGTTCATCCAGTCTGCCTTTCAGCTTCGTGGCCTCTCTGCTTGAATCCTTATACCTTTTTTCGTAATTGTGACCTTGTTTATCGACTGATCCTTCGCGAGGGCTATTCATAGCCGTTACGCGGTCGTGCTGGACGGTCTCCCCAACACTATCTAGTACAGCACCATTCACTTGTCTATCTAACTCATCAAAGAAGTCAGCGGAAGACATGTCTTGAGTTTCGGAGCTGTTATCTTCTAACAGGTTATCGTTTTGCTCTGTTTGCAGTGCCATAATGTACCTCCATTAATTTAACTGCGTTAAGTTACACCTTTCAACTTGTTTTTTCTGTTGTTTTTGATTGATCTTTCATTAAGCTGCGTAAGTACTTTTGCTGAGCTTCAGTCTCAAGTACATCTTTTCTTACTTCAGTATCAGCTGTCCTCACTTTGTCCTTTATTCCAGCTTGAACGACTTGTCTTGATAGTGTTTCAATAGTACCATCACGGTCTTTCAGCTCTTCAGTAAGTTCCTCTAATTGCTGCTTAAGTTGAGCATATACACTCTTTCTCCGTATAATCTGCTCTTTATTTCTTATATCTGTTTCAGCTAACATTGCTATATCATCAATAAGTCCTGATTGGAACCACCTAAAGTATTCTTCAATCAAAGCCCATCTGTTAACTGGTTGTGTAGAACCTCCAACATATCTTACATCAAATTTAGTTGAAGCATAGTCATTCCATCTACTCATCACATCACCAAAATCATTATATACAGGAACGTTAATTTCAACATTCCTTTCCTCATGGCCACCTGCTTCAGGTTGAATAATTCTAAATACTTTATGAGCCGTATATGTATTCTGAGCTGTTTCCATAAAGATTTTACCTAAATGTTCTAATGCAGGTTCCATTATAGTCTGACCCCATGCTTTTATTCTCCTAGTACCATACTCATCTAAAGCAAGCATTCCTCTATATGTTTCATGCTTTTCAGTCTCTACACCTTGCAAAGCCCCTGGTATTCCTGATATATATTCTATATCTTGCTTTCCTTGTTGTGTTATACTAAAGAAAGCTTGGTTAAGAGGTAAAGGTTGTACTGAAGTCGGAGGAGTAAATCCTTGTCTATATTTTAATAAAGCACCTGGTGATGAAGAATACTTCTCCCATTCATCTTCAGGTACTGACCCTTCTTCATAAAGCCATCTTAGATTAGAACTTAAATTAGCATTATGAAGCATTATCTGATGAGATTTATTTATTTCTTGCTGCTTACCTACTAAAGGAGTAACTGCACTCATAGCATATGGAGTTCCTGTATAAGTATAAGGAAATGGTACTATTGGATAATTAGTATTAGCTAAATAATATTCATATAATAAAGTATCTCCTGCAACACACGTGACCTTCACTCTTGTATCGTGGAATTTCACTAAATCAACAACTGCACCTGAGAAATCTTCGTTATCAATAAGAGTTTTATACTCATCTTCACTAACAACCCTATTCTCAACTTTAGATACTTCTTCAGTAACTTGAGCTTCCATAGCTGCTTGCTGAGACTCTATCGCTTGTTGAGTTTCTTTCTGAAGTTTCTCTAATTCAAGCATAGCCCTTGACTCAATAATCTCACCATTCTCTAAAGCCATCCTAATACCAAGTTCTTTTTCCTCAGCCGCAACAGTTAATTCTTTAACAATAGCATCCATTCTTTCCTCAACCATACCATTGATACGCTCCATTTCTTGAGGACTTGGAGGAACTCTCATAAATATATTATAAAAAGGTAACTTCTCTCTTGAATACAATTCATAAAAATCTATAATATCGTCTTCTTTACCATCAGGTAAATAAGCTCTCGAACCCATATCTTCAAACTGGACACTATCAGATGAAGTCACATCCCTCAAACTAGCAGAACCAAATTGATTAACCGAACCTGTAGCTTTCTTTATCTTAGCTTTATGGTCTGGGAGTAAATTAATTAAATGATTCTTAGGTAAATCTTTCTTTACTACAATATAAGAAGCATCTCTAAATAGAAAATCACGACTCATAGGATCAACATATACATCAAAAGGCTCAATACGTCTAAAAACAACTTCCCCCATACCTCTATCTTTATCAGCGTCAATATCAACCATCATATATCCAATACCTTTAGTAAAAGCATCTTGGACTACTTGTGAAAATAATGACTTCCCGTTAGATATATACCAACAATAAGAAGCTATATCAGAGTGAATAGCCGCTATATCAATATCAGAACCTTCAGCTCCTACTGCCTGCCACCTTGGACTATTAGCAGTTACAAAGAACTTCATCATCTCAATAGCAGGAGTTATTCTATTAATAATAAAGTCAGGCATACCAGCTTCTTGTAAATCATCTCTTTCCTGAGCTGTTAACTGGTCATTAAGATAAAAGTCAT